ATCTAATTTTCTAACCAAAATTGTATTCACTCCCCTATATTAATGGTATAATTTAATTAACCTATTTCTGTTACCACTTTCTGCAAGGGAGTGGTCTTTTTTTATTTTTCAACTAATTCCTCTAGCAAATCAATTTGAAATCCACTAAACACAAAATCAAAACTGTTATTTCGTGTTACTACTGGTAATCTTTGAAAACCATGTAATTTTATAAGCTCTAATGCTTCTTCATCCTCAAAAACATTAACTTCTTCAAATTCAACATTGTTTTGTTTTAGGAATTCCTTTGTCATTTCACATTGTACACATTTCGGTTGGCTATATACTTTTATCATAAATTACCTCCTGTATAAAATTCGTTCGGGTCAATTGTTTCATCTGGTTCATAACTTTTAGCCGATGGAAATTCACTTATTTCATTCATCAATGTATTAAATCTATGAATAAAATCCTCACTAGCTTCTTCCCACAAACTCCATTTCAATTCGTCCATACAATACCATTTTTCGATAAACTCGAAAATCTCTCTTAACAAGTCATTTGTTGGTAAATTCATTTTATGAGGAATTGCCCTTTCATAACAATTTCTTTCTGCAAATGACATATCATTCCACTTTTTCTTAACATTGTATGTTCTTTCAAATTCATCATTGCAATGGTTGAATACATAATTCTCTTTCACATCGTTAATACTAATCATTGTTCCACCTCCACAAACAATCGTTTGATTTCATCTCCAAATAATTCAATAGCACGTTTGCAATCTTTATGATTCTTAAAATGACCGAAAAATCTGAATTCCTCAGTACTCCTAGAAATATAAGGTTCCAATTCATTTGAAACATAGTTAAACCGAATAATATATTTTTCTTGTACATAATCATAAAAATCTGGCTTCCAGTCTCCATTGCATTTATCACGGAATTGTCTAAAGCGTGTTAACAATGCACGTTTATCACGTTCACGTTCTGCTTCTTCTTTAGTTTTAAAAACATGTCCTTGAGAATATCTGTCGCATGAAATCAGAGCAGTATCCCAAGTATCTCGAAAAAGACTTCCAGAAGAACTAATAAACCAACACTCTTTTCCTATTTCAAACGGATATTCGAGTTCAAACTCCTCTTGTCGTTTTAACGTTTCTATCTCGTCCAGCAATTCTTTTACTTTGTCTTCAAGTTCTGCAATTGTACTCATTCTTCTTCCTCCACAAATAGTCTTTTGATTTCATCTCCAAACAACTCGATTGCACGTTCTGCGTCTGAGTCGTTTCTGAAATATCCGAATAAAGCAAACTCTTCAAGATTACAACAAGAATGGATTTCTAGCTTATTACGATTATGATGAAAAGCAATATAAGTATTCCACTTATCATTATCAAAATTAGGTTTCCAATCTCCGTTACACTTATCTCTAAATTGTCGGAATCGTGTAAGTAACTCACGTCTATAATGTTCTCTTGTCGCGTCTTCTTTAGTCTTAAAAAAATTTCCTTGTCTATAGATCTTTCGGTCATTACCGCTACTACTCCACCAATCTTCCGCTATACCACCGTTGCTTGTTAATAGATAACACTTTTCTGTGTAATTAAAAGGATAATCAAACTCTTTTTTCTGTTTCTCTACTTCTAACTCTTTAATCAATTCTGTTCTTTTATTTTCTAACTCTTCAATTTGTTGTTTTAAGTCTTCTACTCTACTCATCATTGCACCTCCAACTTACGTTTTAAAGCTTGAAATTTATTTTTGTCTTTCATTAATTCTTCCAACGCTTCAACGATCATTAACTTACTCATTTTATCAGGATAATGAATATCATATTCCCAATTAAAAATAGTTGTTTTAGTAACTCCGATAATCTTAGCAAACTCCAATTGACTCAACTTTTCTTCTTTTCTTATTTGATGCAGCTTCTTTCCTAAACTCATGTCTAATCTCCTTTCACGATATAATTATTCATACGTGTTTGCTGCAAGATATCTGATAACCAGTGTGGATTGTCTTTTCGTAATTGATAAATCCAGTGTGAGAAATCTATTATGACGGCATTTTCTGTAAAAAATAATTCTTCAATCAAACAAGATTGAATGGTGCTAGTACCATTATGTTTCATAAATCGACACTTAAATAATTCTTGTAAATCTAATTCAATCAATTCTTTAGCCGTACGAATATCAGTCAAACCTACTTTTTGTGCAAACTTATGATAAAACACCGTTTCTTTAAATGTTATATAGTCCATTTTATATTCAATATATTCTGCTACGTTCATTTTGCTACCCTACTTTCTTAACAATCCTAATAACCAACCTTCTTCATCACGTACATCTTTTGTCCACTCGCCAAACTCAACCTCAATCACAGTGCCTATGGTTGTAAAAGAGGTAACGATTCTAGTGCACGTTCTTTTCTCGAAATACACTAACTTTTCGTCAAACGTACTCATATGACACATGAACACATACAATAGTCTATTCACGTCTGTAAACACTGAATCCACATCATTCAACGGAATACCTGCCCATTGCATGTATTCTGTCAAAGGAAAACTGATTTTCAACTTATCTTTGCCTGCAATTTCTTCTAAGAATCTAACAATTTTTCTGTCGCTCATGTTTCCATCATTCCTTTCAATACATCTGGTAACTCGTTTAGTACATATACGATTTTGCCCACTACAACACTCCATTTTCCAGTGCCGTCCATCTCGTTCACAAACTTCATCGCTTCAATCAAATCCACATTAATATAGATTGAACCCAATCTCGTATCCTCAATTTTTACGAACTTAACACGCATTGTCTTCACCTCGTAATTGTTCTTGAATCTCCTCAATGGTTTCTTGTACTTTTACTCTTCGTAACCCATATGGATATACGATTTCAACTTCAGAATACTCACTTGTTTGTCTAACACTAACAATGTTATCTGCGTTGAAATAGATTTCTTCTGCATTTTCTGCTGTAAACAAATCTTCAATTTTATTCAACTTAATCAATTTCATTCCACTACACCTCGCTACCATGTTTCTTTACCTTTGTAATGAATTTCCATACTACCTCTAACCTGCATTATTGCATTCAAAATATCTTCCACATTTCCTATAGCATGAATGCAAGTACCGTTTTGTGCTTCAATCACAGTAACTCCTTCTTCTTCAGAAGCATACACTTTCCAAATCCCATCAATTTTTATCCACGCTTCTTTACAGTTGAATTTTTCGTAAATTTTTAACACGTTGCCATTCTCCTCTGTAGAACACTTTCTTATCACGTTTACGCCGTACGTATCGTTCATTATCAATCTTTACAATATCTATCCGTTTATAATTGTGTAATCTGTTAGGGTCAGTTGTTTCTCCAAACGTTTTAATCATAGTCAACAACTCCTTTTTGTTACTTTTACTTTTCTAATCATTTTCTAATTTTAGGGCATTTTTCTCATAATTCTCCTCGGTTACCGAGTTACACTAAATTTTCAAAAAATCAAAACAAAATATCAGAATGTTGAATTATCAATGTTTTTATACTTACTATATACTCTTTTAAAAAATATATGTAACTAGTGTAACTTTTATATAAAAAGTATCTATAAACGTTGATATAAAAGCATTTCTTACGGTTACACATAAACCATTTTTAGTGTAACCTATGTGTAACTAGTGTAAACAAAGGTTACACATAGCAGTGTCGGTTACGTTACTAGTGTAACCTTTGTTAAATGAGAATTTTTCTATAGCCTCTTGTTGTTTTACCATTCACTTTATAAATATGTTTTTCCCAATCCGGTAAATTATCCATAATGAAACTTATCTTTCTAGACAGTTTTCGGTCATTAGACTCTTTGCGGAATAGATTAAACATAATCTCTCTCGTAGCAACTCGTTTCAATTCTTGCCCTCCTGATTTCCATTCAGGACTGTTCGCAAAATATTTCGAGGTATACAAACACTGATCAGTTGTTGTTCGGCTTTCCCAGTTTTGAGGAACAGGCATTTCTAAGTATTGAAGAATTTGCATTTCCATTTCATCTCTAAACATGAATTGTTCTCGATATTGATTCAATTCTTTTTCTGTATCATCATCAAACATCAAATCAAAACCTTCTTCATAAATAGTGACTGCTTCGCCCCAAATTTGCTCTACCACTTCTGGAGTCATATTCATAGGATGTCTTTTTTGCTGCTTGTTATTTGCAAGAACAGGAAGAAAACGACGTTCACCAGTTTTGTCTTTTAAATATTCGACATGATTACTTGTTCTTGCTAATACAAAATTTTTAGCAAACTCTTGCGTTCTACGCATGTACGGTTTTCTAAATCGTAAACTTGTTTTTGAAATAAACGATTTCGTTTCAGCAAAACTCATTCTGTCACTAGCTACCATTTCATCATCATTCACGATTAAATGTTTCAGCATGATGTCGTAATTATCTTTATTTGCAAAATCAGTTACAGCATCTGTATACCATTGACCGCCTATTTTTTGAAGGAAAGAAGTTTTCCCAACACCTTGCCCACCTACCAGATCCAGAACGTAGTCAAATTTAACGTAAGGGTCGTATACTTTTGCTACTGCTCCAACTAGCCACATTGTTGCAATTTTAGAAATCAATTCTTTATCCTCAGCTCCTAAATACACTTGTAGCATTTGATTAATTCGTTGTCTTTTATCCCATTTATTCTTTGCGTTTTCCATGTATTCTTTAACAGGATTAAAAGAACGTTCGGACAAAAAAGTTTCCATTCCATCAAACATTGCTTGACTTGTAAAAGCTGCTCCAATTACATTTTCAAAATATACTTTTACGACTGATTCAAAATTAGAAGGTAATTCACCTTTCTTTAAAGTAGTATTACCTAATTGGACATCTTGAGTTAATTCGTGTTCTTGAGAAAACTCATTGTGTTTTAAACAGAGGTTTAATTGGTCGTCTGCTCTAAATGCATTCAGTACATTTACAGGGCTATTGACTTTAAGAGTGCCATTGCTATTTTTTATTGGTTGAAAATTTTTATAAAAACTTACTAATTCACCAATTGCAATCACCTCCTATCTTTGCTAATCATACTCATTACTGTTCTTTCTAATTCTTGATTGGATAATGGATTTTGCGTATTGCCATTAGCAATTTTAGCTAATGACAATACATCCATTTCATCAACCTGCCTATATAGCAAGCCTCCAACAAATTTTGCAAGTTTATCATTACGATTGCCTTCATCACCTAAGCCGTTCGCAATTGTTTCAAACAATTCTGTTGTTTTTGTTTTTCCAGTTGTTCTACTTTGATTTGCCCATGATCTCAAGCCGTCACTAAAATCAAACGAACGCCCATTTGTTTTTTGATATTGCTTAATGATTGCCTCTATTAATTCTTTTGAAGCAGTCACCATTGTGCCGTTTTTAGGAGATTTGTCCAAATCCCATTCATACTGCCCTTTATTCGTTGCAGAAGGTGCAACTAGAACATAATTGTTTTCATGAGCTTTAATATCAACACCTGGTAAAAAACCAATCATTTGACTAATGTTTATATCATCTCTTTTGAAATAAAAGAGGTGTTTACCACCGCTTGCTGTTTTAGCTTGTAAGGTAGGTTCAATCAGTTTTAAATGCTCCCACTTCTTCAATGAGTCGAATCCACTTTTTTCACCATGTTTGTCTATATCAATCACAAAGAAATTTGTCGTTCTTAAAGCAATATTGGCATCTGGATGCTTATTCCATATTTCCTCTATTTCATCAACACCAAGTGGTGGTTTTGCAGCAAATTCAATTAATGGTCTTTTTGTAGTTGGACTAATTGGGATGACTGAAAATCCTTTTTGTTGATACAAAAGGGCGTATTCTTTCATTGAATGCATAGCATCACCTTATTTTTAGAACGGTAAATCATCATCTTCTACAGTCAATGTTTCGCCAAAACGTTCAGTGCTTTCAACAAGATCATAGTTACGATAAACTTTTTCTCCTCTACCTTTTGTTTCTTCAATTTTTAAGGTGAAGTATGAACCAACCGCCTTACGTTCTAATGCATCAGCTAATGTTTTTCCGTCTTCAAAGTCGTTCTTCAATACTTTATCTCCAGAAAATTCAATTGCTTTTTGGAAGAATTTAATTGTTCGTTCTACTGACCAGCTAATATCTTTGCCGTTCCATTCTGGTAAAGTACCAAAAGATACGTATTCACTGCGGTTATCATATTCACTTTCCGGTTGACGAACTTCAAACGTATATCCTAAGCTCTCCCAGCCGCTTTCTGAAATGTTAAATTGTACTTTCTTTAAAATAACTGGATATTCTCCTGCTGGGATTTGTGCCATTCCATTTACACTATCTTTTCTTGGGTCAAAACCATCTTCTTTAATTTTCTTTGCAATACTTAATAAACTCATTCGTTATTCTCCTTTTTTGTTAAAATAATTCATCTATATCTGTAGTTGTTTTTTCTTCTTTTGGTGTATTTTTCACCGCTTGTTTTTTACGAGGTGGTTCTACTGCACCACGGACTGTACTTAAAATCTTCAAGATTTTTTTATCATCTACTTGGTCTGCATAGTAAACTTTACGTCGTCTATCAATTTCACGATTATAGTTATTTCCAACTTTCTCTGTATGAATCATCAAATCAGAATTACCATTAATCAGATTCACGTACTTATCTTTCAAGCTAGGCTTATCTTTTGTTGCATTGCCATTATCATCATATTCAGAAACTTGACGGCTAATGTAAATGACATTCATTGGTAATGCTTTTAAGTCCATCACTAATTCAGTTACTGCTTGATTAAAGAAGTCGTAACCTTTTCCGTAACCAATTTCTGATAATGATTTCAAGCGTGGTTTACCACTTGGCGTTAACTCATCACAAACAGCAATTTTAATCATCTCAATTACATCATCAATTACATCAATAACAACCGTTTCATAAGAATGTTTATGAGTTTGAAGTGCTAATAAGATTTCTCCTAATTGATTAATCACAGAATTAACAATTTTTCCGTCTTTGTCTTTTACGTTTGCTAATTGAATACTTGGTACGACATTTGCTTGAGCATTACCATCAGTATTCAAAACAATTGGATTAGGAAACTCGTTTGCTAAATACGATTTTCCACTCATGGTTTCCCCATAAATAAAAAAGTTTCGTGGTGTATCTTTTGGCGTTTGTGGTTTATTTTCTGGTAATTTAAACAATTTAGTTTTCCTCCTGTGCAAATATACTTAATAGTTCTTTGAACGCTTTTTTTAAGTGAACAGCATCTTCTCCACGCTCAATTTCTTTTACTTCTCCACCGTTTAAGTATTTCAAATCAAACGTTGCTTCTACCAAAATAACTTCACATTCCATAGCTTTAGCAATCGATTTGAATTGTTGCTTTTGTTCTTCAAACGCTTCAACACTTGTCATTGCTGCTTGCTTAATTGTATTTGTAAATTCTGCCTCAAAAGCTAATGTTCCTTGACTCTTATAACTTTCTAAATAATAACCATTTTTTTTATTACGAAATACGATAAATTGTTTTGTTTCTTTCATTGTTGTCATTCTCCTTTAAAATAAAATTCAATTACGTTTACATCATGTTGTTGTCTGCTTCCTGTTATTCGCCACAATAATTGGCGGTAGTCGTCATACTCTCCAGAATCTTTATCTACTGGATCTAAAATAACTATTGTTTGGTATTTATGTTGCAATCCATCTACTCCAACACCAAGTACTTGACTGGTCGCAACGACTACTTGACTATCAAGTTTTTCTTGTCTATCTCCAGTCCATATACCAATTTCTGGATGACGTTCTTTAATTACGTTGACAATCTGTTTTGACTTACTCACGATTAGCATATCGTGAGGTGCTCGTTCGATTAAACCATCCAGTTTCAATAAAAGTGGTGTATCAGCATTAACTGGCTTTAGCTTTGGAAAATCAATTGCTACTCCAGTTTGATTTAAGTATCTTTCAAAAGTAGCTCTGCCAAACGATTGTTTAGCCATTACTGAATTTTTGCCAATCGTGACTAGATTTAATTGTCTAAACTTTTCTAATCGTTCTGGATTTCCTGTTTCTATGTTTACTGGGTAAAATTTAATATCAAAGCCGTTATTTTCAACTGCGTTTTCGATTTCTTCTATTTCTTCCCAACGGAAGAAGTTTGGAAGATTATTGATATAACTCTCATAATCTCTAAAATCTTCCCACTTTTCCTTTGAGAAAGTAAAAGGGTCATATACCATTCTTCCGTGAGTTTTTTGCCAATCGAATTTATTATTCGGTCTAGCAAATCCGAAAATCGTTTTTTCTAAAGGGTAGAAATTTTGTCCTTTTTTTCTGATTGGTGTAGCAGAAAGTCCTATTGTGTATTTTCGCTTTATTTTGCGATATAACATCGTTTGTTTGTCTGACGACATATTCTGCCATTCGTCAACAATCAGAACGTCACACTCAAATTTCTCCCCTTTTTTTATTAGATTTTGTAGGGTTCTATCTGTAACAATGCTACATGCTACATCATCATCAAAATTCATGATTTTAATAGCATCTTTCCAACCATTCAAAATAGACAATCGGTTATTAGTAATGATAATTTTCTTAGCATTTTTATGCTTTGCGATTGCCAAGGCACAAATAGTTTTACCTCTGCCTCCTAACGCCTCAAGAAAAATTCCTTGTGTTTCTTGTTCACTTCTTTTTACGGCTTCTTGTTGCCATTTTCTTAACGTCAGTGTTATACTCATTCACCACCTTTCCAATATCATCAATTACATCTTGAATATCATTTCGTAAAGACCAAAACAAAGCTAATCTTGCTGCAGCTCTCACATCTTGGTGGTGGCTCTTTTCAAATTTCCATAAGCCTAGTTTTTTTAACAAATCGTTGGGTATATCTGATTGATAACCTGCATTACGTTGTAGAATTGCGTCTGGATAATGTATTTGTATGAAAGCAATAGTTTGTAGTACCGTATTATCTTTTGAATGGTCATTGTCTCTAGCTTCAAATTTTTCAATCACCACTACATCAAACGCAATATTCTTTCCTACTTTGTCAAACCACGCTTTAAAGCCTCTTGCTCCATAATCTACTACCCAATAATCAACAAGTCGGGCATTATCTAATAACACAATTCCTGTAGTAGAAGATTTTTCTTTGTTACTTGA